GATTTTAAAGTTCCGTTGGATAATGTCGTAGGGCCGTCATCGATGTTGGCACAAAAACTTTCAAAACTTAAATCAAATATGAAAGATTCAGCAAAAAGTGAAACCGTATTTGTAGGAAATCCCAAAGGAGCTGATGTAGGATAATGGCAACAAGATGTAAATCGATAGCAGGACAAAGAGTGGTGTTGGGACCAGGAGAACCAATTATACCTGGATGTGAACTAATAGACGGAAGTGGAATTTTTGTTCGTAAAGAAGAATTCCCATTTATGTTTGCGGTAGTAGATGGTGTTGCAGGTGATAATGGTGCGGTAGTGATATGGCCCGATACAGGTAATGATTTGATGAAATATGAAGAAGGAGAATCTGTACCAATTGGAACTTCATTACACAAGGGATGTGTAATAGAAAATGGTGAAGTTAAATGTGCACCTTATGTTACACAAGATGAATCAACAGCTACAGGTAGAGATGAAACGAGTGGTAATGCCGGAGATGATGGAGAGGAGAAAGGATTTTGTGTAGGTTCAGGTAATGTCGATCTTCCATCTGAAGAAGAAAGAGATTTTTTATCTGAAATAGCAAATTTTCAATTACCTGATTTACAGGCTTGGGCACTTAGTGGTTTTACTGCTAAAGTTCAAGAATTAATGGGTAAACTTAATGGTGTATTAGGTGGTTTGATGGCTGATGTAGATGCTATAGTATCTAAGGCAAAAATTGATCCTGAAGATGTTTGTACACCACCTGTAAAAAAACAAATAAGAAATTTACAGCAGTTGTTAGCAAAATTAATGCAAATTCTTCCTGTATTACAACAGATAGTTCAAGTAGTAAAAATTATTAGAAAAGTTATAAAGATAGTAAAAAAGATTTTAAAATGGACACCACCATTTATTGTTCCTATTGTAGAAACATTATTAAAAATATTAAATCTTGCAGGATTAATAGACATGGTTGTTTCTACATTAATACAAGCCGTGGGTAAATTTACAGCAATAATTCCTACATTACAGGCACAAATGATGAGTATTCTTGCACAATGTGCTATGGATGCTGGTCAACCAATGACAGACAAAGAAGCTTGTGAGGCAAATGGTGGAACTTGGATTACTCCTGAAGAAATAAAAGAGTTACAGGATATGTATGATAAGATGACAAATGAAATGCAATATATAGGTGATGAGTCCGTTGGATTCTGTTCAATTACAGAACACTTGACAAAAGAAGATTGTGAAGAAGCAGGTGGAACTTGGACAGAATTAGATACCGATACAGATTTTGATAATGTAGATACATCAGCACTATCAAACGAATTAGCAAAACAAATGGAAGAACTTGAAAGATGTTTTTCAAGTCCAGAACTTAAAAACTATTTAAATGAGTTATAAAGAATAGGAGATTAAAATGAAGAAACAAGAACTAATAAAGATAATCGAATTAGTAGTTCGTAAAGAAGTGAAGAAACAGGTAAATGAGATATTTATTAAGGAGAATAAAGAGACTCAAGAACCATCACTTACTGAATTAGTTTCAGAACCAATCACAAAAGTTGCATCTAAACCTAATAAGGAAGTACATTACACGGATAATCAAGAACTAAATAAAGTTCTAAATGAAACTGCAGGTGGAATTCCACAAGGTGAAGGTGGGTATGAAACTATGGGTGGTGGAATCTACGATAGTAGTAAGATAAATGATATACTTGTTAGAGAATCAGGATATGGTAATCCAGAATCGGTGAAGGAAAAGAAACGAGAAATAGCAGCAGTAGATACTATAAAGAAAGCTGGTGTTTCAGTTGACCAAGTTCCTGACCATGTAACAAACGCATTAACAAAAGATTATTCTAAAGTAATGAAAGCCATCGAACAGAAAAAGGGTGGTGGAAATGGGTTTCGACCATAAGAGGTGAGTAATGTCATTAGATAAAAATTTTTTAAAGTATAAACTTGAAAAGATTAAAAATGATAGAATTTTTAAAGATCAAGATACCGAAACTAAAAAAAGAATAAGACAAGAAAATGCTAAAGTATCAGCCGAAGAAGCTGATGCTATACATTCTTATTTGACAGGAGAAGATGAAGTAGATAAACTTGACAATCGGTCTTACTTAGAAAACAGATTACCTGGTAGTTTATATATAACACCAAAAGGTCAATTAAATATTAGACAAGTTCAGACTAATCCTAAAACTAAAAAAACAAGATTGTCGAGATTATTAAAAAAGTTTAGAACGGTTGCTAAATCAAACATTGACCAGGCTAGACTTTTTATAATATGGAAAAAGTGGTTTGATAAATTAAATATAACTTTTAGTTCTAAACAAATTACTTTAGATGGTCATATAGATGCAGGTGGATATAAGACTCACGAAATTTCAAAAAATGATGTAATTGAATACGAAGGTATTACAGAAGATTTTGTCGTGAGTGATGTTGTTGAAAATACAGATGGAACTTTAAGATATATTAGAAAAAGAATTATCGTAAAGAATGGTTTAATTGTTGGACAGCAGGTAATAAATCAATAGGAGAATATAAATGGGTGCTAGAGAAAAAGATTTAAATCCAGATACCTTTATTGGATTAAAACTTCCTATGGGATATTCTGATACTGGCTACTTTAAACAAACCAAAACAACATTACAACAGGCAAAATATAATATTATTAATCTGTTACAAACGATACCTGGTGAAAGACTTGGACAACCAGGATTTGGTTCGGAATTACACACTATAATATTTGAACCTTTGAATGAAGATTTTAATGAAATATTAGAAGATTCTATTAGAGCATCATTAACAAGGTGGTTGCCTTATATAAACATTAAGAAAATAGAAATCATAACACCAGAGTATAATGTTAATAGAGTTAATATAACAATAGACTTTGGATTGTCATTTGAACCAGATAGGTTCGGAACAGTTTCAGTAGATTTTGACCAATTTGAATCGGCTATTAAGGAGTAAGGGAGAAAGAAATGGCTACAAAAGGAATTAGTAAAGATGTAAAATATTTAAACAAAGACTTTTCTTCATTTAGAGATGGTCTTATAGATTTTGCTAAAACATACTTTCCAAATACATATAATGATTTTAATGAATCAGATCCAGGTATGATGTTTATAGAAATGGCATCTTATGTTGGTGATACATTATCATATTATATGGATGAACAATTTAAAGAAAGTATGTTATCTTTCGCAGAAGAAAAGAAAACCATATATGAAATTGCACAAGGTTACGGATACAAACCAAGAGAATCTTCACCATCTACGGTTTTACTTGATGTGTTTCAAACCGTACCTGCAGATCCTAATAATGTAAAGGATGAAAAAAGACAACCAAACGAAGATTATTGTTTGCATGTTCCAGCAGGAATGTTAATAACTTCTGATAGTGGTGTTGTTTTTAGAACAACTGATGATGTAGTGTTTAGTGACTCGGGATCTATGAGTCCGAGAGTAGATGATATATTTGAAGTAGACGATTCTCAAAATATTACTAAGTGGTTAATGAAAAAACAAGTTCAAGCAGTTAGTGGTACAGTTACTACTGATTTTGTAGACTTTGGAGCAGCAGAACAATATAAAAGAATAGCACTTGAAAAGAATCCTGTATTAGAAATAATATCAGTAACCGATAGTGATGGAAATAACTATTACGAAGTTCCATTTTTGGCACAAGATACGGTATTTGCTGATTTTCAAAACACAGAAAACAATTCTCCTGATTTAGTAAATGGTAGAAATTTTGCACCTTTTCTTTTAAAATTAATAAAGACATCCAAAAGATTTAAAACTTATATTAGAGAAGATGGGAAAACAGAATTAAGATTTGGTTCAGGAACCTCGACAAGTTCTGATGAGGAAATCATTCCAAACCCAAGTTCAGTTGGTTCTAATTTACCAGGAACACCAAGTTTTCTTGATACATCTTTTGATCCTGCAAATTTTTTAAAGACGGAAACATATGGTCAATGTCCAGCAAATACAACATTAACTATAAAATATAGTTATGGTGGTGGAATTGATGACAATGTTCCTTCAAATACAGTTATTAATATTACTGAACAGGCAGCAACAACAGATAGTTCTTTGAGTTTAGATAGTGCTTTAAAAACTTCTGCAGAAAATTCTCTAGCCGTTACAAATACACAACCAGCAACTGGTGGTGGTGGAGCTGAAACTATTGAAAACATAAGAACAAATGCAGCAGCTTATTTTCAAGCACAAAGTAGAGCGGTAACTAAAGATGATTATATAACTCGTGTTTATTCATTACCACCAAAATATGGTAATATAGCAAAAGTTTATATGATTCAAGATGAACAAGTTGCAGCCGCTGGACAGAATGAGGCAGACGATACCTTTCAACCTAATCCATTAGCGTTAAATATGTATTTGTTAGGAAATGATAATAATAAAAAATTAGTGAATATAAATGATGCTGTAAAACAAAATATAAAAGTTTATTTGAGTCAATATAGAATGATGACCGATGCAGTTCAACTTAAAGATGCGTTTGTTATTAATATTGGACTTGATTTTGCAATATACACTAAAAAAGGATTTAATAAAAATGAAGTATTATTAGGTTGTGTAGATTTATTAAAACAAAAATTTAATACAGATAGATGGCAAATAAATCAACCTATTGTTTTAGCAGATGTGGTATCTGATATAATATCCGTTGAGGGAGTAGCTTCCGTAGTTAAACCATTCGAAAATAGTACAGAACTTATTTCTATAACTAACAAATTTGGAACAATAGGTACTCTTACTTATTCTGATAACATATACGATGTAGCTTCTGCAACTTTTAATAGTGTGGTTTATCCGTCTGTTGATCCTGCAATATTTGAAATTAAATACCCTGATGCAGATATTCGAGGTAGGGTGATGGGAGACTTATAATGCATTATTTTGAATACGCGAGCAAAGATACAACACTATATGAAGTCAGTAAAAGTATGAATACTGGACTCGATGAGATTCTTGAAATCAGAAAGGATATGAATTCTGATGGTTCGGTAATAAATGTCACACGGGCATTAATTAAATTTGATTTATCTTACATTTCACAATCTGTGGTAGATGGTTTGATTTCAAGTCCTACATATTATTTAAACTTATATGATGCCAATTCTAATTCATTAAACATAGAACAAACCTTATACGCATACGCAATTAGTGGTTCTTGGGATATGGGTTCTGGTAGAAGTGATTCTCAACCAAATATAGAAGATGGATGTAGTTGGAAGTATAGAGATAATAATGATACTAAAACTTATTGGACAAGTATAACTGGATCTGGTGGAGCTTGGTTTAGTGGTTCTGATGGACAATATAGTTTAGAAGCTTCTCAATCATTTACACATGAACCTGCTGACTTGAGGATGGATGTAACAGGAATTGTAAACAATTGGATATATAGTGGTTCAGCATATGCAAATGAAGGGTTTATATTAAAGAGAAGTGGTAGTGTGGGTAATACTAATTCAAGTGTTGAAGAAGGAAATACTACTCACTATGGACATTTTATATTTTTTGGTAGAGATACACACACAATTTATCAACCTAAATTAGAAGTAGTTTGGAATGATTCCAAATGGAACACAGGTTCTTTATCAGCACTTTCATCTGATAACTTGGATGATTTAGTTTTATATATGAGAGGATTAAGACCTGAATATAAAGAAGCATCTAAGGTAAAATTTAGAGTTGTCGGTAGGGAAAGGTATCCTGAAAAATCATATTCTACAAGTGGATATGATACTGGATATACTACGGCTAAAACTTTACCAAGTGGTAGTACATACTATCAGATAAAAGACGCATATACAGAGGAAGTAATTATTCCCTTTGGTAGTGGTTCGTTAGTAAGTTGTGATTCAACTGGAAACTATTTTAATTTGTGGTTAAATGGATTACAATCAGAAAGATTTTATAGAGTAGAATATAAAGTTGTTAGTGGTAGTGGAACCGCAGATGAAAAAGTAGAATTTTATGATGAGAAACATTCGTTTAAAGTAGTGAGATAAAAAATGCCTTATACAAAAGATGAATTAGATAATCTTCCGTTTTATCAAGAACTTATTACGAAAGATGAGTCTAAGTATTTAAATATAATTGAAAAGAGAACTAACGAAGGTATATTGGACGATGGTATACTCAGAGATAAAAGTGGTAAGATTATTTTATTTGAAAAGATAATACCAGGAGAAGGAACTGATGGGACGAGTAATCCTGAAAATCATACATTACCATATCACGATGGTTATTTTAAATACGAAGAAACCGAAGATACTAAAAAAATAATTAAAAGAGAATTTACGGAATTCTAATGGCAAAAAAGAAACAATTAATAGTAGATGCTACTACTGGAGAATTATCAAGATTACAGGCAAAAGATTTACCTCTTATCGGTATAGATGGTCTGAATGATGGTGATCCTATTGCACCTTTTGGTACTTTAACTTCAGACATAATTGAGTATTGTCTATATGATACAGACGATAATTACTTAGCATCAGGTGAACTCGAATATCCATTACCGAATAGTTTAGATATAGGTTCTCATGTTAGAAATCTTGGATTTGAACGAGGAACTTATAAAGTAGTATATAATTTTTTAAGAAAAATTGGTGGTTCAAATAAAACAATTTTAACTAAAAAATCGGACAAAACTATTTTTGTCGGTCAGTTTATGGTAGAAACAGATGGTAGAATACTTGCTAGTCATTCACCTACTCCCGATATAAATATTCCTTTACTTGACGAGAATGGAAAAGAAATAGAACTTCTTGTTCAAGAAGATAAATACTTTATTCAAGAAATATCTCCAACAAGAACTGAAATAAGATTACGACCAAATCCTGCAATTAATGATTTAGATTACTTTGAACAATTTAGGTTATTAGGATTTACTTGTCTGTCATATTCTGATGTGAGTGGTGAATCTAATATAACATTTAGTGGTGATGGAAAAACTGCAACTATAAATAGTGGAAACATTTCTTTAAATGATGCTATGGAAGGTGGAACTTTAAAAATAAGAGAAGCCTTTATCGTTGATTATGAAGAAACACCAGAAAAAATAGAAAGATATACTCCAGTTGTTGATAATGTAACATCAGCACCATTTAAAAGTTTAGTAACCAATGGACATTTTGCTGACGAAAAAAATATTTCTGAATTAGGAGTACAATCCAATAACCAAGAAATAGTTGAATATCCAAATCCAGGAGCAAGTAGATATGTTTTAAAAACTACTGGTGGAAGTAGTGATGATGATAATCGATATCAACTTTTACTTAATGGAATTCCAGGTGAAAGTTATATAATGAGTTGTTGGGTTTATTGGGATCAAGATTGGAGTGAACTTAGAAATCAAATATTTAGTGGAAAAGTAGAAGTTGGTGGAACTGAACAAAGTTTTTCTGATAGTCAATTTATATCTGAAAGAAAAAATGTCGGAATGACAGAATGGGTACGAGTGTATCAAACCATTACTTTACCAGTAGATGGTAATGGTAGTTTTAAATTAAACTTAGGTCTTACGGAAGATGTTGATGAGGGATGTCGTTACATTACAAATGTTCAAGTGGAAGCAGGAAGTTCCGTAGGTGAACCAACTCCTTATATGAAAACTGGTGAAAGGGTTGAAGAAGAAGATACTCCAACATCTGGATTAATTACTTTTGCAGATCCACTTTCACAAACTGATGTAAAAGCAACTTTCGCACCTGATGATAGTGGATTTACCGAATCAATGATTGGTGGAAAACTTACCATTAAAGATGCATATGTAGTAGACCAAAATTATACACAGGATAACGAGTTAGTTATAATAGATGAGATTCCACTAAGAAATGCAGATGCTTCTGATATTAAGGCGGGAGAAAGAGAATTTAGAGTAAGTCCTTATCATGGGACTGCACAAGATAATAAAATTATATTACAAGTTGATAACGCCTATGATTTATTTTCTATAAACTCTGCAGGAACTCAAACTTTATTGGGTAGTGGAAACGATTGGAGAGAAGCAAAAGAATTTATCCTACCGACAGATACGGCCAGTTTAAGAGTAATAGCAAGAAATGGTGGAGGACCTGGTGGAATTTTAGCTAAAGTATTTTTTAACGGAGATGTAGTTAAAACGGGTGAGGGTAGATCTGCATATGATTTTGATGCTTTTAGAAATAGATGGCAAAATGAAGGTTTCTCATCCATAAGTGATGTACAAGATAGAATTGAAAGATTTACTTCCTCTGCAGGACCTTGGACAATTACAAGTGTTACCAATGGAGAAAATCAAGTATTTGCAACTGAAAACAATCCCATAGATTGGCGTAAGATAGCAGATGCAGGACGAGGTGATTGGGGTTCAAATGTTCATCCAGATTTAGCCGATTGTGATTGGATATGGTCTATATCACGGAATCCAGGTGGAGAGTTAGATTGGAACTTTACAGGTGGAAGCTCCATAACAGATTTAATATGGCAATATTGGGATCCTGATTTACATTCAGATGCAGTATGGCCTGAAAATTGGTCTTATGGATTTAATTCTTTTAATTTTGGTGGAGAACCAGATAGAGCATTTGATAGGTCATTGTGGCATAGTGGTTGGTCAGGATATCACGCTAAATGGTTAGAAAATGAAGGTGAATTTGGTGGAACTGCTGTAAAATTTATTGACCAAAATAGTGAGTTTGATGCACCCAATCATGAAAATTATCAAGGACTTTATAGAACTGGATTTGTTACTACTGCAGATTCTCCAAATGAACAAACAACATTAACACATAGGTGGATGGGAGTTGCACAAACCTTACCACACAAACTCGTAAGTCAAGGAGTTCAACCAGGTGACCAATTAACAATATCTTGGAATCAGAAAACAGATACATCACGAAAAGGTGCAATGGTTGGGTTGTATTTTTATAAGAAAAGTGATGGTAATAGAACTTGGGGAGCTAACTTAGGAAATCATCCTTCTACTTTACAAGAGGGAGATAAACAAGCTTTTGAAAGAGAATTTTTTAGATATAT